TAGGGTCCTACACCGCCGCCCGAGTGGAAAAATGGGATTGCATTCATGGCGGCGGCTATTTGAAGCAGCGCCGCCGCTGTCTGGATGGCCATAGCACCCACCTGTAAAACCGTCCCCGCCACCACAAGTTCCTGTGAACCAGTCATTATTCCGATGCCGGATAGCAGGAGGCCGGCAGAGGCCATGCCGAACTGTGCGGCATTAAGGCCGAACTGCTGACTATTAGTCAAGAACCCGGAACCGGCAGTCTGTAGGGTCTCGCCAGCAGTTTGCAGACCATAGGGATCAGCAGTACCGCCTATTGGAATCCCCCCGGCAGCAGGAGCGCTAGCAGCCTCTCCTATCAGTCCCCTGCTAGGGGCTGGAGAAGTGAAACCCCTAATCAATTTGGCGCCGGTATCGAAAACCCTGGTGATGGTGGCCTTGGTAATTTCCCCCAGGAGGCCCTGGAACATGGTCTCGCCCATTTTCTTGAGCGTGGTCTTGTCTTTGGATAGCACCCCCTGCAAACCGGCCGAAAAAGCGTTCTGGAAGCCGTTCTCCAAGCCAAGCATCATGTCCTTGATATTGTTTCTCTGGTCGGCCTCTTTTCCCCGGCTCCAGGCCCAGCCGGCGAACCCCTTGTTGCTCTCCATTTCCTGATTGTATTTCCGAACTTGGAACATCACGGCCTGCATGGCCACGGCCTGATCGTAAGTGTCCTGGGTGATTTTGCCTTCCCGGAGCGCCCGTTCAAGCGCCATATTCGCCAAGCGGTTTTCAACCTCAAGGGCCTGCCGCTTAAAGCCGATCTGGTCCTCGTAGAGCGGCGCCAGGCTGGCCATAGTGTCGTAGTAGCCCTTGAACAGATTAAACCGCTCGGTCTCCATCTGCTGGCCCAGCTCGAAATGTTTCCGGTCGAACACCTCCCGCACCATAGCCGTCTTTTCGGCGTTCCCCGCGACCGACCGGAGCTTTTTGTCCTCCTGGGCCTGGAGTTGGCCAAACTGGTTGTTCAGACCGGCGATGTACCAGTCGTTGAAATCCTCGTTGAGCTTCTGGAGCTTGGAGTAATAGGCGGCGTTCAGGGCTTCCTGGCCCTTGGTGGTATCAGTTCCCTTGGCAGCCCATTCGGCCAGCTTTTGCATCTGCTGGGAGTACCAGGCGTTCAGAATGGCCTCGGTGTCCCCCGCGCCCCGGGCCGTCTCCGCGTTCATGGTTTCGATGAAAGCGCGGACGGACTTCTCGGCGGATTCCAGGCCACCCGCGCCGCCGCCTTTTTCTTCCTTGCCGGTGAAGGGGCGGACGGCGGGGACGGGAGGAGCGCCGCTGGTGCGCGGAATGTAGGGCAGGCGCAGACCCTCTCCGGCGGTCTCATAACCCTCGAATTCCAGTTCCCTTTCCCTATCAGTCCGGCGGTGGACCTGAGCCCGGAACCCCAGGACGGCCCCGCCCACGGCCCCCCAGACTCCCGCGCGGCTTCCGGCGGCGCCCCCCAGGAGCGCCCCGATCCAAGGACTTTCGGAGGCCTGTTTAAGTTCGCGGACTATCTGGGCGAATCCTTGGGCCGCGGAAACGGCTGCGCCCGCGACCTTCGCGACCGCGGAGGCGATGGTCTCAATGTCCCCGATGATCCGGTCTGAATTGGCCAGAAAATAGTCAAAGGCCTCGAATATCCGCTGCCGGGCGTCAGCCCAGGCGCGGGCCAGGGCCAGGGTGGCCTTTTCGCCATCCGCGGTCAGTCTCCCGTTATCCACCAGGCGATTGCCCAGTTCAGTCGCCATGGCCACCACTTCCCGGTGCGCGTCCCCGAACGCCTTGATGTTGATGATGCTCCAGGCGGATTTGAGAGAGGCCCCCACCGCATCCCAGGTACCCATGAGGTCCCGCGTGTATTGCTCTATCTTCGGCAAAATGGATTCGATGTATTCCAGGACTTTGCCCTGTTCCCGGGCACTGGCGATATTCTTCTTGAATTCCGGGTCTATCTGGGAGAGAATTTGTGCGGTCTGAGCCCCCATGCGGGCCATGCCTTCCATGAGGGCCTGGATTTCACCCCGGGCCTGCTGTTCGAAGTTCATGTATGTCGGGGTGACAGCTTTCATGAGGTCGGTCAGGCGGCCGATAGTCTCCACATCCTTCCCTGTTTCCGGCACCACCCCTTTCTTGGCCATTTCCGCACTAACGGCGAAAATTTCCTGGGCGGAGGCCGCGGCCATCTTGTCAACCCGGATGGACTCGCGGTAGAGCCAGTCCATGTATTCCTTCCACTCGCCGTAAGCCCGGGAAAGGTCGGGGGGCTTTACGTCCGACATGGTGGTCAGGATATACGAGGTGGAAATGATTTTCTTCTGATAGTCGTCGACTATGGAGATGCCGCCGGAGACCAGGGAATACCAGGAAGAGACGGCCTTGTGCGCCAGTTCGTAGGCGCCTACCAGGGAAAGGGTGACCCCGGCGATGGCGGCCAGTTGCGAAGCGCAGGAACCCGCCGCGTCGTTCACCCGCCCAAAAGTCGATTCCGCCCGGTCCCCGAAACTCCGCATCTGCGATTCGGCAGTACGGAGGGGACCAGAATCTACCCCGAGAGTGGCGGTTAGGGCGCCAAGGTCCATGTCATTTTTCCCCTGTTTTTTGGGCGTTTCCGGCAATGGCCAATAGCATTTTCTTCATTTCGTCGACGGTCTGGGGTTTCTCCGCCGGTTTCGTCTCTTTCGGTCCCCAGGGCATGAAATCGTAAACCGTGGCCTTCACCCACTTGCCATCGCCTCGCTGCGCTTGCAGGAGATTATGGAGCATCAGGCATATCTGGGCGGCCCTGAAATCCTCGCGGTAACCGCCTATAGGCTCAAGGACATTGTAGGCCTCCGCCTCCAGATATTGTTCCAGGGTGAGTCCGGTCTCCCGAAACATTATCTCCGGGTGCGGATAGCCGCACGCAATCGCTAATCGGAATTCGAAGCGCCGGCCTTGCCGGCCTTTGAGTTTTTTACCCGCTTCTCCTGATCCCGCGCAGTGATTCGGTTAAGGCGCACGGCCGCGGTGGCGATCTTGTCCAACTTGGTTCCCAGGATGTTGCAACTAAGGGTCTCCCAATCTCCGGGGACCAGCAGGAGTTCGCCCTTCTCGTCGCAAAGACAGCAGGCCGCCAACTTGGAGGGCCAGTCTTCCGGGGAAGAAACGACGGAGAATTCCCCGGTCGGCTCGCCCTTGCCGTCGGTCACCGGAATCTCCTTGGCGAGAAGTTGGGTATAGATGCTGTGCTCGTGGGCCGTCATCTGCCGCACGAACACGAAATCACCACCGCTCAAATCGACCCGTTCGACTTTCAATTCCTCTTTATGCAGAAGTGCGGTTTTGTCCAGGAATCCCATGGTTAGAGCTCCTTTAAGAAAATTGACCCATGATTAGGGCCGTCAAAAGTTTTAGCCGGGACTCGGCCCGCTGCCGGAGTTGACGGTCGGTTGCCCGCTGATCTTGATGGTCACGTCGGCGGTGATGATCTTCTCGTCGATGTTCAGAGGCACCTCGGTAACAAAGCCCTGGAATTCACGCGAGGTGTTGTCGGCATCCGGCAAGACGATCTCGTAATTTTGCAGCGTGTCGCTTTCGAAATCGGCCCGCATGGTTTCCCAGGTGTCTCGGCTGAATTGCATGGACAGTTTGACACTGCCGCCATCACGCAGGCCGCCGAGAAAGGTTCGGTAACCTCCGGTGGTGTCCAGCGAAGTGGTGTCCAATGTGTCGCGCTTCGAATCCGGCCCGACGATCTTGGTGATCAGGGAAATCTTTTCCCAGGCTCCCGTCCCCGAATTCCAGCGCCGAAATTGCGCCCCAATACCGCTAACAGGATCAGGCATGGTGAATTCACCTCCTTTTTAAGCGTGGTGGAAAACAAAAAAGGCCGCTCCTCTGGTGAGGGAGGAACGGCCCCTGGTGCTCAGATAGCCGTAAATTTAAATGATTATGCCTAAGCTTTTAGCACTAAACCCTGGAAATGTCAAAGATTCCTTACTGCCTCATGATATCCAGATTCATGACCCACAGGGCCAGGTTGTTTTCATCGAAGCCCAGGCAAAATGGCTCCTGGGCGCATTGGATTAGGATATAGGTCGCGCCGTTCCAGGTCTCCCCCGTCCGGTTGTGCAGGGCGTCCTTAATTTGGGTTATCAGGTCGCCAGCAGCCACATAGGAGACATTGCGCACCTTTATCTGGATCGCCGGATGCCAAATGTCTTCTTCTTTGGCCAAATTGGAATCGGGGCCCGCTCCCGGCGTATCATAGATGGTCACAATATTTCGAGGCGAAGAGGGCTCCATGCCGATGAACAGATTTTGCGCGAAGGTGAGGCCGAGGCCGGCTTCCGCCACCAGCATGTCCTTAATGTCTTCGGAGGGCAGGTTCACTTGATTTTGGCCTCCTCTTTGATAATCGCCAGGATTTTCGGCTTTTCCCGGCCTAGGGCGGCCTGGAACCACTTGGCCCCGGCCCCTGGCCTTTGAAAAATGGCCTTAATCATCTCATGCACGAAAACGGCGTAGTTGGCGCTGAATCCCAGGGCAACCATGGGTTTCTGCCCGGAGATTTTCCCTTTCATTGCCCCGATGGCCGCGGCATGGTCCGCCGACATTTGGCCCGCCTTGGGCCCGACAAAACCTCCGCCAGGATCGCTCGTCTCGCCCCGGGAGGTGACGGTGAAAAAGCTGGCCCGGAGGTTGCCCAGGTCAACCGGGATAAGCGGCGAATTGTAATCCATAGATCGCCTTATCAGGATCGCCGCCCGGATCAATCCCTTAAGGGAGCGGCCTTCGATGGCTTTGATCTCCTTGTTCAGGCTGCGCACAACGGCCTCCAGTCCCTTGAGGTTCCCGGCCATTAAAGATATGCCCTCCGATAATAGCCGGCCGCCATAGACAGCATCTTGTCGAACCGTTTGATCTGCCAGGCCCCGTCGATGTTGAGGGGGTCGTTAAGGTCCCCGGATTCAAGGTCCTCCAGGGTTCCCAACCACAGGCGGCCATCCACATCCAGGTCCACGGGCTCCACGGTGCCGTCGGCATACAACCTGCCAGCCACTAGTACCTCCGCTACGGCAGCCACCTCCTTACCCTTGGCGTCGCGGATCAGCTTGGTGACGTTGTCCCAACGGACCTTGAGCTCCACGGCGTCGTCATACACCATGCCGCCAAGACCATCACTCCGGGGATTTCCCCAATATACTGCCACTTGGATACAAACCTTGCGAATTAGGCTTTGAACGGACATACTATCATCCATTCTTCCAGTCGTAACTGGGAACCGAAAACAACTGTACCGACCGGCCGCCGGCCGCGGCCAAGGTACCGGTGGTGTCCAAGGCGCAGGCCATTTGGCCGTAACTGGTCATTTGGAAGTTCTTTCCGTACTGCCCGGCCCGGGTGCCCCCGACTCCCTTGGCCGTCTCCTGGGAATACTGGGCGTCTAGACCCACGGCCACCATATGGGCGGCGACCCACTTCTCAATGGAGGCAAGAAGGGCATCACCAATGGATTGGTTCCCCAGGTAGGCTGTCACCAAATTGTAGGCATCATCCAGGACGGCCCCGATCTGGTCCTCCGTGACCGCCGTGTCCATTATGGCCTTGACGGCCGCCGCAGTGGTCCTGCTGCTCATAATCCCTCCTTAATCAGTCACCGCCCGCTGTATCTCCAGGACAATATCCGAGCTCTTGACAATGGTATCCTCCCCGGAACCCCAGGCCATCCGTAGCTCGGCCACGTAGGATCGTGGGACCTGGTCAGTGTCCGTCTCGTCCAAGTGTACCGAAACCACGCCGCTGGCCGCCTGGCTGTGGTCGAAGTCAGCGTCATCCTTAGATATGACCATGGCCGTATCGGTCTTAGACGCCTTGACCCCTAGGGAGAGCACGGCATCAGACAGATCTATGGCCTGCTTGTTACGGTCCTTGACATACAGCACCAGGTCCTTGGACTCCCCGACCTTGAACACCGCCTTGGCCGTGGCCGACCCATCAATGGTCACCATGGCCTGCTGCTGGGAGGCGGTGACGGAGAACCCACTGAACACCTGGACGGGGTTGAATCCGTCCACTACAGCCTTGATGGCCTTGAGGGTCTCGGTGGTCCAGCCCGCGCCCTTGATGGCCGTCAGGGTCGCCTCCAGGGCGACGGCTCCCGCCGACAGGTTGTCCAGGTAAGAGGCCCGTAAGGCGGTCAACCTTGTGAGCAGGGTGTCAATATCGGCAGGAATGTTGCCCGCTCCCAGCTCATCTAGATACCCAGCCCTGGCTTCAGTCAGCCTGGACTCAAGTTCATCTACATAGGCAACTATGGCCAAGATGGAAGTGTTGTCCGGGGCTGTATAATCGGCATCGGCCAGGCGGGTGCTCACGGCCGCGTCCAGGTTGGCCGCCTGGCCAGCCAGATAGGGATCGGCCTCCAAGCCGTCCTTGAGGTAAAATTGGCCGGTTCCGTTTCTGACCACCGCCCCGGCGGAGTAGCTTAGGATCGCCTGATAAAAACCGCCATCCCAGGCGGCCACATCCACAACCTTGCGATAGGCCCCCGGCAGGTTGACCGCACTGATCTCGTCCAAGATTGCGACAGGAGTTACCCACCCCACACCCTTGAAAGTCAGGTCATCCCAATCCAACAGAAAACCGCCCGCTACCCGCCTGATCTTCAGGGAAGTGGAGGCCGACCCGCCGGTCACGGGAGCGCCGTCATTGTCATAGATGGACCAGGTGATTTCCAAGGCTATTCCTCTACCCTCTGCTCCCACATGTCCTTGGCCCGGTAGACCACCATCGGGGAACAGTATTGCTCCACCAGGCGCTTCATCAGGGCCACGTCCTCGATTTTAAGATCCAGGGGCGTTTCCGCAGCATAGACCGCCAGGGCCAAGGTTGCCCGTTTTAACTTCTCCTCGACCATTAGCCCTTGCTCATTGGCCGACAGGACTTCACAGACCATATCCCGCAGGGCCAGGTCCGTCCCGGACTGATTTTTAAGGGGCCTGCCGTCGATGCCGTTTATCACTTGGGAAAAATCTACCTTCATTGCTTGCCCCCTTCGGCATCCTTGAGAAATTCATCGATGCCGTCGATCTCATCCTGGAGTTCCTGCCGCCTTTCCAGGAGCTTGGCCCGGTTGACTCCCACCA